ACGAACAAAGCCGTGAAAGAGGCTGACCGGATCAAGGCAGCCACGTTCGTTATTGAGCGCCTGGAAGGAAAGGTTCCGGAGCGACTCGAGGTCGTTGCTTCTGCTCCTTGGCAGGATATGATTGGCGGCATTGTCGCTGACGTTCCTGACGGCGCGGCGGTCGCGAATGCACAGACCTATGATGAAAGAAGGGGAAATGAAAGCACCGACGGATCGTAAGCCGAAGGCTCATAGTGTCGAGGAGGTGCAGTTGCGCGCCGATGCTCTGGATGAACGAAGGCGAGCGCAAATCACTCGGCAAACCGGCATCATCTCCCGCCTTGTGCGCTACATGGAGTTCGTGAAGAGCACTGGTCAGGACGAGGCTTTCTCCGCGTGGTTGGCTGCCACTGAGGCCGACGAGGCACAACCGGCCCCCTCCCGCCGTCGTGCCTGAGGGCGTCGGTACAGCCGCCCTAGAAACGGATAGCAGCCCTACCTCGGGTAAGGGCAAGGGTGCGCCTCTTCGGCGGGCTAAGCGGCTTGATCCGTACGGTGTGCAACTACATCTCTCCTTTGACGAAGAGGAGTGGAAGCGGATCGGGAGATTCTACCATCTCAACGACTGGGAAGACGGTCCGGAAGGTGGCGGGCGCACGGAAGACAGTTGGGACGACGTGATGAACGTCTATCACGTAATCGTCTATGTCGAATTGGTTAAGCGCACCGACGCTTATATCATCAACACTATCTCGCACGAGGCCGTTCACGCTGCTGGAATGGTGCTCTCTCATTCGGGGCAGGACTACGATGGAATGACGGAAGCCTTCGCTTACTTAGTAGGCTTCATCGCAGAGTACGTCTGGGAACAATGGCAGAAGGAGAAGACCAGTGGACTGGGATAAAGTCAAGGGCATATCGCTCATCGTTCTCGTGATAGCGGGCGGAATGATGGTCGGCTTCTCGATTACGTGGTCGCTGTACGTGGTGATCGCCAATGGCTAGGTCGTACACCGGCTTCGTGTGCCATAGCCATACCTCTCTCGTTTCCTTCGAGGTCCATCACGTTTGGCCCCAGGAGTATCACGGCCCGAATACAAAAGAGAACCTCGTCAAGATATGCTGCAACGCGCATTCCGATGTTCACTTTCTTCTCTCGGCGATGCTAAAGGGAAAGCCCTACGACCTTCGGGAATATGGGCCTTCCATTCGAGACATCGCTCAGCGCGGATATCGGGCGATCATGGCATACGGCGAGGCTCTCGCGAAAGAGAAGTCCAATGGTTAGATTGCAGACCATCATCATTCAGGAGCCTGCCTTCATGACAAAGGAGGAGACTCGCATCTTCTGGGAAGTGCGGCTCTGTCCTAAGTGCATGTTCATTCATAACCCTCTCGTTTACTGCCCTCAGCAGATCGGACGGAAGCGCGTGCGGAAAGCGCTGCGGACCATTCGTTTTCGGAGGTTGAACGAGTCGGCTATCTCGTACGGGGCCAACACCTTCCCGCCTCCGTCTCCCCTCGCAGTATCGCGGGCGGCTGAAGCCGAGATGCAGCGGCTCAAGACCATCGCTCTCGGGCGATCAATTCAGGAGGGTTGGTATGGCCGGTAACGAAGCGGAGATGGGTTATCCGCACACTGTCATGAAGAATGCTCCAGTGGTGTTCTCCAAGCATCACGAGCGCGTTCTAGACCCGGTGCTGGAGGTTGGCTTTCGCTGCCCTTACGACGACTGCGACGAGATCATGGTGTGTAAGATCACCGTGACATTGCACGTCGGAGAGGTGAACGGCAAAGGTCACGTTCTTCCGATATCGGACATTGACACGACGCCGATGTGGGATCATAATCTTTTTATGCACGGACCGAAACTGTGACCGGGCTCGAGGGCTACCTGCTCTCCACTTTCAAGAACATGGACACGAAAAAGGTATCGGTGTCTCTCAATTGCGCAGCGCATAAGTCCATCGCGAATGTGACCGGGCTGGACCTTGGAGACGTCGTGCAGATTGCGCTGGATCATACTGAGCGCTTCCACTCTCGCGGTGGCTGCGGAACGTGCGCGGCGCAAGTGGCACTGTGCGAAGCAACGGGCGGAGAGCATCCCCATAATGGCTAAGGTAATCGTCAAAGAGCGTGTCTGGCCGGGATTGAACTATCTCCCGCATAAGGGTCAACAGCGCGTTCATGCTTCGTTGGCAAGGCATCGCGTGAACGCTGCTGGACGGCGGTTCGGAAAGAGCGTTGTCGGTGGGCACGAACTGGTTCCGGAGGCTTTCCGAGCGGCCTCGAATGCGCCGATGCTGAAGGAGATGGGCATCCGGGCGGAGTATTGGATCGTTGGTCCGAACTACACCGACTCGGAGAAAGAGTTTCGGGTTTTCTACAACGACTGCCGCAAGTTGAAGTTCCCGATGGACCGCCCTGGAACGTATAACGACTCTCGCTCGGGCAATATGCAAGTGTCCATGTTTGACGGTGCGATGATTGTCACGGCTAAGTCGGCAGCCAAGCCGGAGTCGCTCGTCGGTGAAGGTCTCCACGGTGTGATCATGGCTGAGGCCGCAAAGATGAAGGAGAGCGTATGGAGTAAATTCATTCGCCCCACCCTTGCGGACTTCCAGGCTTGGTCATTGTGGAACTCGACGCCTGAAGGTAAGAACTACTTTCACACGATGTGGCAATACGGCAATGATCCGAATATGCCGGAATGGGCCTCCTTTCAGTCTCCCTCGTGGATGAACAACTTCGTCTATCGGAAGGGTATTACTGAAGAGCAGTTGGCGGTCCTCAAGAGTGATCAGCCCGGTAAAGGTCCTCGAATGGCTCTCGAAATGGGAGCGGACTCCGAAGTAGTGGAGATGTTTCAAGAACTAGGCCCGCTGCTATTCAGTCAAGAGATCGAATGCTCGTTCACTGAATACGCCGGTCGTGTCTACTACGACTATGACGAATTGGTACACGTCAAGGACCTGCAATACCATCCCGAGTGGCCGATCTATTGTGCGACTGACTATGGTTATACGAATCCGAATGTGGCGCTCTTCATTCAGGTGGACCCCTTCGGGACCATCTATGTGATCGGAGAGTACTACAAACGGATGGAGACGGATCAAGAGTTCGCCGACGCCGTTCTCCGCGACCCGGTTCTAGAGCACTATGCGCGCAACTGCAAGATGATCTACCCTGACCCCGAGGACCCCGGTGCAACATCAGTGCTCAAGCGGACGTGGAAGTGTGGAGCAGTGGGCGGAACGGGTGGGCTACTGAAGGACCGCATCAAGTTGATCCGTGATGCGCTCAAGGTTCGGAATACGCACCTGGACTTCGGGCATCCGGATCGGGAGCCGGGAATGTATATCAACCGTTCTTGCAAGATGCTTATGTCCGAGATGGACGCATATCGCTATCCCGACATCAAAGTCTCCGGAGAGTCGCAAGAGAATCCGCTTAAGAAAGACGATCACGCACCCGAGGCACTATCACGATTCTTCGCGGGCTATTTCGGCAAGGTGAAAAGCGATCGGCCGGTCGTGCGCCGAGCCCGCATTGGATAGTAGGATAGACGCTGAACCGGAAAGGGAAATCAATTGGCTACTCCAGGGGTCTTCACTCCGTATTCGACAGTCTCTTCCTACACGAGCGCCTTTCCGGCTTGGGTTCCGACAATAGAACAGGAGCGAATCGCTTCGTATCAGGTATACGAGGAGATTTACTGGAACCATCCGACCACCTTCAAACTGGTAGCACGCGGCACCGAGGACAAGCCGATCTACGTTCCGTCCGGGCGCATCATCACGGACACGATGAACCGATATCTGTGCAAGGGTCTCTCTTTTCTCGTTGAGCCTGCCGCTGGCACCAATCCAGGCACCGAGACGGACCTCGCGAATCAGTGGATGAAGGACTTCTTCACTCGCGAAATGGTCCGCACCAAGTTCGCTTCGGCGAAACTGTTCGGCGTCATGCGGGGAGACTGGCTCTTCCACGTTACGGCCGACCCGCTCAAGCCCGAAGGCTCGCGCATCTCCATCAATGCGGTGGACCCGGCGACGTACTTCCCGGTCTACGCGGACGATGACTTGGACCGGCTCGTGAAGGTGCACCTTGCCGAGGAGTATGTGGACTCGGAAGGCAAAGCCTGGATCAAGAGGCAGACCTACGAAAAAGTGGAAGGTCGCATTGTCTCCTCGTGCGGTATCTTCGACACCGAACCGGCCAAGTGGAGCGGAGTGCTGCGGCCAACTATCGTCGTGACGCCTCCGACGTTACTGGACCAGCGCATCACCGCGATTCCGGTCTATCACATCAAAAACTTCGACCAGCCCGGTAACCCCTACGGCTCTTCGGAAATGCGCGGCCTCGAGCGGATCATGGCTGCCATCAATCAGTCGATGAGCGACGAGGATATCGCGCTGGCTCTGGAGGGTCTCGGCGTCTATGCAACGGACGGCCAAGGCCCGGTGGACGAGGAGACCGGAGAGCCAGTTCCGTGGATCATTGGTCCTGGTCGAGTCGTTGAAGGCGCTGCCAACTTCAAGCGCATTCAGGGCGTCGGAAGCGTTACCCCGTACACCGATCACATCGGCACGCTCTGGGACTTCATGAAGCAGGCTTCTGCGACTCCCAACTCGGCCATTGGCCGGGTGGACGTTCAGGCAGCGGAGAGCGGTATCGCACTGCTTCTCGAAATGGGTCCAATTCTGGCGAAAGCGGAATCGAAGCAGGACTACGCAACCGATATCCTCGAACAGTTGTTCTACGATCTCCGTAGTTGGTTCCTAGTTTACGAGGGGCTCAATCTGGAGAACACTCGGATTCACCCGACCTTCGGTGACCCCCTCCCGCAGAACAAGAAGGCCGAAGTCGCTCTCCTCGGTGACCTGGTCACTAGCAAGATCATGAGCGCTCAGACGGCTCGAGCACACGCGGCACGGCTGGGATACACGTTCGACCCCAAAGAGGCCGAACTGATCGCGGCTGAGGGCAAGGCAGCGGCAGCCACACTCGACCCCTACGCGGCCAGGATCGATTCTGAGGCCGGAGCAGTCACCGAGGCGGAGTAGTGGCCGACCCGACTCCGCTCCAGGCTTACATCGCCGTACAGCGGCCTCTAGACGCTGAAATGCGTCGACTGCTGCTGGGCGCTGCTGAGGAGGCCGAGGGCATCGTCCTCGCCGGAGTCGGAGATAGTTTCACGAGGTTGAGAGCCGCTCAGGCCAACCGGGATTTGAAGCGATTGCTTCACCAGACGTTTGGGAACGTGCAAGGCATAACGGAGGCAGGCATAGGCCGAGCCGCCCGTTCTGCGGCAGCCAGCGAGCGGTGGGCCGGTAACGTGCTGCGGAAGCGCTTCGGGCAGGGGATACCCGAACTAGAGCGCGCCATCGCCTACAGTGCAGAGAATGGAATCACTGCTCTTCTCGCGAAACAGAAGAACGCTATCCCGCTTTCCACTCGTGTCTATCACGCTGAAGCCCTCTCCTCGGGCGCGGTTCAGGACGTTATCTCTCGTTCATTGCTTCTTCAGGACGGACGGCAGGAGATAGCGAAGAAAATTCGGCAATTCATCTCTCCGAATACTCCAGGAGGCGTCTCTTATGCTGCGAATCGACTGGCACGCACGGAAGTCAACAATGCGTTCCACACTCAGCAGATCGCTTCTCGATCGGAAGAGCCTTGGACGGAGTGTTTCCTCTGGAACATCTCGGGGTCGCACAAAGTTCCCGACGAGTGCAATCGATACGGAGAGAGCGTTCACTTCAAGGGCGGAGAAGCGGGTCAATTCCGAACGAACGACGTACCCGGAAAGCCGCATCCGAACTGCCTCTGCTACCTGACGACGGTAACAATCGGAGAAGACGAGTTCGTTGACGCGTTTCTCTCCGGTAAGTACGACAAGTTCATGAATGAGAAACTGGGAGAAGCGGAAGCGCCCGCATCCTCGCCCAGCCCCGTCGCATCCCTCCGCAGTAAGGCGGCGAGGTATGAGAATATCTCCCCGACCGCGATGACGGAAATGCATAGGAAACAGAAGAAGTGGACGCCGGTTCAGAAAGATGCTCTTAGAGAGTACACCGGAGCCAATTACGTCGATATCAATCAGGAACTACGGAAGACCGGCGGCAAGGCGGTTCAGAACAAGGCTGCTATCGACGCTATTGATAGCGCTATGTATCCGGTCGACCGGGACATCATGGTGCACCGAGGAGTTTCCGAAGAGGCCTTCGGATTGCCTTATCGATTCAAGGAAGAAGACCTCCAGAAGTTTGTGGGCCAGACTATTCGAGACGAAGGGTATCTCTCTACATCAATCGGAGACACTGCCGCCTATAACACTAAGCAGATTAATCTCGAAATTGAAGTGCCGAAGGGCACTAAAGTCGCGTACATGAAAGACGTGACTTACTTCGACGAGGAAGATGAAATCCTTCTTGGTCGTGCGTCCAATATGGAAATTCTCTCGGTGAATAAGGTCGGCCGCAATATGATAGTTAGAGCACGGCTAGTTCCCTGAGGAGGAGAGCAATGGCTAAGAGGCGTCCCGCTCCAGATGTAGGAGAGCGATATCCTGACCCGGTATTCAAGATAGTCAAACCGAAGAAGCCGAAGCCCCAACCGAACAATCCTCGGACAAAGAAAGCCACTTAGCCTCCCGTAGAATGGCTGTAATTGAAAGGCGGTGAATATGTCCGTTGGTAGTCAAGAGGTCCCTTGGACAACGGTTCCGATCTTCGGAACGTGGCTGTGGCCTGAAGGCAATCTCCGCCCCGGAACGTATTCCGTCCATTCGAATTCGGAAGTGACAAACGAGCAAGCCGATGTCATCTTCCCAATGGGGCTTCTCAAAGCCGGTGCGCTGAACACTGACGAACAGAAGTCAATGCGTTCTTTCGAGTTCTTTTCTCCGGCTCAGGACGACGGGAACAACTTCCCGCAAGGATGGCGGCTGACCATTCGCATTAGTCCCGCTGGAGCAGAGCCGATCACTTTCGAGTTGTATCCCTCGCTCATTCATCTCCCCAATGGCATTGACCTTCAGGACGTTGTCGTCCCGGAGCAACTCGGAGAAATCAAGCCGGTGATCATCGGTGGGGTTCCGGGCGGCTTTGCTAAACTGGACGCTCAAGGCAGAGTGTTGAACGCGGCTGGCATTCCTTATGTCAGCGGCGATGGGGAATTGAGCGATGCCGAAATGCTCGAAGTGGTCGGAGACGTAACTGCGGCTCTGGCTGATCAATTGGAACCGCCGATTGATCTCGTTCTTCTTTACGAGAACGCCAAGGTATAAGGAGAAGCCGCAATGACCCTTCAATCGATGCTGTCCAACTTCGCGACCGCTGTTGGCACCGACATCAAGGCGCTGACCGGGCGCATCGGCACGCTCTCCAGCCTAACGACCACGGCCAAGACCGATGCTGTCTCCGCCATCAACGAGGTCCGCGCCATGGCGGCAGCGGCAGCCGGTACGGGTGGCGGCGCACCGATCGACGACGTGACCGCAACCTCGTCCACGGTGTACTCGTCCAGCCGGACTACGACCCTGTTCGCACCGAAGGCCAACCCCGTCTTCACCGGCACCGTGCAAGGCGTCACAGCGGCGCACGTAGGCCTCGGCAGCGTGAACAACACGGCCGACACCGCGAAGCCCGTGAGCACCGCTCAGGCGGCTGCAATCCTGGCTCTGATCAGCGATTCGGCGGCGCTGACGGACCTGACCAAGACGTGGTCGGTCAAGAAGACCAACGACATGATCAACCTTGCCGTCGCCAACTTGGTCGGCGGCGCACCGGACACGCTGAACGCGCTGAACGAGATCTCCGCCGCCCTTGGTGCGGACCCGAACTTCGCCGCTACCATGACGACGCAACTCGGCAACCGGCTGAAGGTGGACGGCACCTCTCAGACCATCGTCGCGGCCAACCAAGACGTCGCTCGGGCCAACATCAATGCGGCCAGCGCTTCGGCCGTCGGCAACACGGAGACCGATCTCGTCGCCGTCTACACGACCGCTCGCGGCACGATCTAATTCACTCTCCTTCTCCCTGAAAGGAGATTGAATGTCTCTGCAGACTCGCTTAACTTCTCTCGCTCAGGCAGTGGGAGCGGACGTTAAGACGGCCTTCACTCGACTGACTGCGGCTGAGCAAGCCGTAGCCGCCAAAGTGACGGAGACTAATCCGAACTTCGTAACAGGATATCGGGCTGCGGCTGGTGCCCTGCCGTTCGCAACGGGCGGCACTTTCGGCTCCACGGTGGCTAACGCTTCGGCTCTTCTTTCGGACCCGAATCAGGCCATTGCCTCAGGCACCTGGACGAAGGTGAATCTTCCGACCGAGATAGTTGATGCCGGACTCAACTTCAATAACACCTCTGGAACTGTTGGCGGCATTGAGGCTTTCTGCTATCGCGTTCCGAGCGACGGCCTCTATCTCGCTCTCGGAAAGATTCGCCTCGTGGACGGAGCCCTCACCGGTCCGACCAACATCGCGATGGGGATTCACACTTCGGCTGATGCGGCGGAGCCCTCTGTCGAATGGACTCCGTTGGCGGCGACCTCGGGTAGTGCAGCAACTCGTGTCGTCCTGGACTATCAGCGGATGGCGTTCTTCTCGGCCGGGGATATGGTGCGACTCTACGTTTACTCGAACGTCGCTATTTCTCTCTGGGCTGCCAACTTTTCAATCACTCGGCTGAACTAGGAGAATGTAATGACTTTCGAAAGTAGCGTTAACGAAACGTTTGGAGAGATCGGTGGAGACATCGCCGATCTTGCGGCTCAGATGGCGGCGATGGAGCAGCGCTTGGCGGCAATAGAGACGCTGCCTTCTCCGTTCTCTCCAGGTTACTGGAAGGTCGGTCTCTCGAGCGCCTTCTTGCTCAACTCGCTTCAGCCAACGTGGTCCGACCTCTCGAACATGTCTCTCACGCTGACCGTGGCTGCCGCTGATCGATTCATGGTTATTTTCACGTCCGACATCTACGACACGCTTGCACAAACGGTCGCCTCAGTCCAGACCCAAGCGCTTTGCCGCCTCAACGTCGATGGCGTCAATCAGCCCGAGCAGCACGTCGTCTCTCCTGCTAGCCTGAACACCAATACCGCGACTCCGGCAGCCGGTAACTTCTATCGTGATATCCGATATGGTCTGCGACTTCCTCAGACCTCGGTTTGGATCATCGACGGCTTGGCGGCTGGCTCTCGAATCTTCAAGATTCAGTACGCGCACTACGGAACGGCGAGCCGGTTGCGTGCTGATATCCACACTCGTCTTCAAATTCTCCGGGTTCCCGCGTGAAAGCGCCGCTATTCGGATTTCGTGGTATCTACGCGAACATCTACAATAACTCGACCACAACCGACCCGACCTGGAGAAATAACACTCAGCGGGCAGCAGCACAAACGAGATGCATTCTCGCCTCTGGTGCGACGGTTGGTTGTTTCATCGAAAGCGGTCTCAATAACTGGAACAACGACATCATTCCGAAGTTGCCGAACTGGGATTTCGTTGGCGGCGCTTCTGGTCGAGTAGTGGCTTGGGACACGACGGTTTGGACGTACGAAACCCATCTCGTGCTTCCGATGGAGTCGCTTGTCTCTGAGGGTCCGCCAGCGACCTGGAATCCAAACGGTAAGGACATCGTCCTCTGCAAACTCCGATACGAAGGAAATGCAGCGAACTACGTTTGGTTCGTCGCGGCTCACCACTCTCCCTACGTGGAGCCAATTCGCTACGAGGAGCGGATGAGGCAATCCGTTCAACTCGTCGCTGCGATAAAGGACCTGGGCACCGATCGCTGGATCGCGTACAGCGATGTGAACGAGTACAAGAATCGCGTTCTGAATGGTCCTTCTTCAATCGAATACATGGAATCCCAAGGGTGGATAGATCAATACATGGAGCCGGGGATGCAACTCGCTAACGCGGGATACGACTCTCTCCAGTCTTGGGTTCCTCCGAGAAAGACCGTTCCGGGTCCAATGATGATTGACTTCATTTTCACTCAAGGCTCTAACAAGGCAAATCCGATCAAGGCTTTGCAGCACGTTCGCGGAGAGCAGATCATGCATACCTGGGCGGGGTATGTGTCCGACGTCGACGACGTCAATACTCTGGTTCCGTCCGATCACAACTGGCACTCGCTAACCACTATGGTTCTCAGATAAGGAATCGAAATGAATCTCCGTAAAGCACTGGTCGGAGCGGTCTCCGCCGCCCTCCTTTCTCCCCTCGCAGTGACGGCGTTCGCCGAGCCTGCTTCTGCTTCGAATGCGGTCTACGACTACGTATACGACAATCTGGATCGGGCAGGTGTAGACACGTACACCGATACCCGCTGCAAGAAAGGCAAGAAGCGCCTCAAGAACCACTCCGGACGACACGGCGTTCATTCCTATCGGGTGACGCGGACTGCTCGTGTCATTTGGTGGAATGGCAACCGAGGAGAGAAGAAGAAATCCAGCAATGTGATCGGAAAGAAGTGCTACGCCACTCCTGCGAACTTCTCCTACGTAGGCTCATATCCCTGGTGAGTAAATAGGACTCTCCACTAAGCCCTATTGGCTGCCTTCTGCGGAGGGTAGCCGGTAGGGTTTAGTCATGCCCGGTAAACGGTATCGGGCCTAAAGGGAAAGGGTCTTCAATGACCTCTGTCAAGAACCGTCGGCGGGTTTCCGTGCTCGTCGGCCTCATGTTCCTGCTGTCGCTGTTGGCGACGTTCGGGCAGGCGAGCAACTTCGGCCTCCAGCACGGTACGGTCGCCACCGCTTCGGCGGAGGAGGCCTTGCCACCGGGAAGCGTCGACCCCTCGGTCAGTTGTGCCGAGGACCCGGAGGACGTCGACTGTGGCCAACCGGGACAGATCAGTTCGCAGGACTTCTCGACCCAGTCCGTGTGGGGCGACCTGCGGATCACCAACGTGGACGGCCACGACGCCATCGCCATCTGCCACTCCTGGAAGGCGAGCGGCTGGACGGCGGTCAAGCAGACCGACGCCTGTTCCGGCACTCCGGCGGCTTCCAACTCGGGGTTCCTGAACCCCGGTGTGAACACGTACTCCTGGAAGGGCTGGGCCGATACGGACGGCGTGCGGATCGAGGCGGGCTGGAAGTTGCGTGAGGAGGTCGTTGGCACCAACACGACCATCTCGAGCGCGTGCGGCAAAGGCACTTTCTGGCAGAAAGTGCAGCCCCGTTACCCCGTCCCCGGTGGGCACATGACGCGGAAGTTCTACCGCATTCCCTGCTAATCTCTAGTCGGGAATAACCGCGTAATCTCTCGAGCCCCTATTCGCCAGAAACGGCGGATAGGGGCTTGATTGATGCCTGAATGGCCTCGGCCTTTCCTGTAGTATTACTTCCATGCACACACTGACAGAGGGTCTGGCTCAGAGGGCCATCGAACCCGGTTACGTCTCCCTGACGAACGGCTTCAATACTCGGCGCGGATTCAAGTTCTCCATTTTCGGCAGTGACGGAGAAGAGGACGACGACAGCGACGAGGAAGACGGCGAAGAGGACGACGAAGAAGACGCTGACTCAGAGGGTCAGGACGACAAGGACGAGAAGGTATCGCGGGCCGACCTCGATGCCGCTCTCCGGCGAATGAAGGCGGCTGACAAGAACGCCGCTGACCTCGCGAAGAAGGTGAGGGAATACGAGGACAAGGACAAGGACGAGAAGACCAAGGCGACAGAGCGCGTCGAGGAATTGGAGTCCACGCTTTCTTCAAAGGATGAGACCATCGGTCAACTCCGACTGCAGAACGCATTCTTGCTCTCCAACTCCGTCACCTGGGACGACCCGGAGTATGCCCTCGATTACGCGGAGCGTAAGGGCTATCTCAAGGACGTCAAGGACGAAGACGGAAACGTCGACGCCAAGGAACTGAAGCGGGCGCTCGAGAAGTTGTCCAAGGACAAGCCCTCCATGGTCTCCAAGACCAGCGAGGACGAGGACGAGGACGACGTACCGGCATCCGGTCAGCGAGTCGGCAGCAAGCGCAAGAGCACCAAGAAGGAAGCGGACGAGGCGGACCTCCGTCGGCGGTTCCCCAACGCTTTCTGAACAACCCGAGACTTCACCTGAAGTTCTCCCCCTCTGAGAAAAGGAAAGTAGGTTCGCAATGGCTCGCATCGACAAGTATCAGCCGCTGGTCAGCGGAACCCGCGCCGTTCTCGACGCTCCTCTCGCCGCTGGCGATCTGGACAAGGTGATCGGTGTCGGCCTCACGGCCAACGGTCGCGTCGTGAAGGCAGTGGGCAACACCGGCATCATCGGTGTGCTGGTGAACACCCGGAAGTCGAACGCCGCTGGTTCCGTCGTGGACGTGATCCAGAACGCCGACATCGTCGGCACGGCCACGGAGTTCCCGGCTGGCACCGTCTTCGCCGTGGCCGAGGCCACTGGCGTCGTGAGCGCCCTCGCTGGCGTCAACCCTGTCATCCCCGCTGGCTCCTCCTACGTCGGCCACACGGTCGAGGCAGGGCGGCTCGTGGTTCGCTTCGACCGAAAGGCAGGTGCCTGATGAGCACCAACGTCCTCGGGGCTCGCTCGCCCCTCTTCCTCCCCGCAGGTGCGCGGGCCTTCGTGGAGCCGGGTCACATCGACGTCATGTCGAACATGCACCTCATGCGCCAGATCGGCCTCATCGAGGAGATCTCCGGTTCGGACCGGGGCACCTCAACGCAGTCGGACATCGTCACGCAGACGACCGACGGCGTGTCCCTGGATCGGGTCTGGGCCGACTTCCAGGCCGTGCTCGCGTCCTACAACGCACGGCGCACCACGATGGTCGACTTCCTGACCTACAAGGTCACGAACCCGGTCGAGACCGTGATGCAGGCCACCGGTGGCGACGACTTCGAGATCGCATCGGAGTTCGGCGTGCCCAAGGGTCTCCGCACCAAGGCGTCCTCGTTCCAGATGGGCTTCCCGTTCGAATGGTACGACGTCGCCGGGCGCTTCACCTGGAAGTTCCTCATCGACGCCAGTGCCGCTCAGGTGGAGAGCATCCACAACTCCATCATCGAGGCGGACAACCG